TGTATGTTATATCTTCACAAACCCGGTACATCATTTTCCCCAAAAAAGGTACACAAATTGTACCTATATTTGTGCAAATTTATATTGAAGTTAGCATTGTCTAACTAGGGGTAAATGTGGTACTATAATAGTGTCAAGAGAAAAAGGAATACAGATAACAAACGAGATTGAAAACAAGATTCCTAACAAATAGGTGCTATAATAAAGTTACAAACAATGAAAGAGAGGAAAAACTAAATGAGAACTAATAAAATTAAAGAAGAAATGAATATTAAATGCGATAAATACAAGGCGGCTATGGATGTAATTGATTCTCTTATAACTGATGCAGAATGGTATCTTGTAGACGATGAAAATTCTAAGGAAGAGGACGGCAAGCGCGAGCCCGATATCAATAATCCATATGAAAAAATTAGCGCATTACGCTATGAAGCGTATTGTGTAGCAATCGAAGCAGTTCGTAAGTGGGCCGAAAAATAAGCACTAAAGCCGAAACAGGGCTAAAGCCCTGTCGTGGTAGGATTACAACCTACTGCCCGACGATGGTAAGTAAGTGCTTATAAAATGAAAGTGAGGAACAATTATGAGAACAATAACAATCAATGGTGTAGAATTTGAGTTACACAAGAGCGATGGGTATCCAGTAGCACCTATAACTGGATGCAATGAAGATGAAATCTTTGAAGTATATGGAAGGCCGTCACCCACAAAGGTGGCAATATGGAAAGATTGGTGTGAATGGTGTTATGAAGTAAACAAAATCAGTACACTTGAATGTGGGATTGAAATAAGTGGTCATAATTGTATGCAATTCTCAATTATAGGGTCAGTTAGGAATAAAGAATTAGGTGATGCTACAATAGACTTGTGGATAACCCATTATCACAACCGTGCATATATAAGATAATAGCCGAAACGCCTACAGCTGTAGGCGTCCGTGCAAGACGGTAACTTGTACGCTGATGAAGGTAAACCACAATATGAAAGAGAGGTAAATATCATGGATAGAGAATTTACGAGAACAGAGGTTTACAGAAGATACGGAAAAGGCAATGTTATAATCATTCCATCGAATTTAATACTCACAGCGTTTGAGAGGGCCGGTTTTTGGACTGGTACTTATGGCTGGAACTGTGATATCTATTATGGACGTCAATATGCTTACACGTTTGGATATCGCCCTTTTGGGACAAAGTGGGAAGGGGATATGCAATCACTGTTTAACACAATGTTAGAAGATGGCGTTGAGGTAAACGAGTATTCTAGGTGTTATAAGGAGTTTATGGAACACAGAAAATGAGGGGCAAATATGGCAATCATAGATAAGATTCACAGTGCTGGTTGGCACGTTGTAACAACAAAGTCAGAAAATGGCAGAATAAATTATTATCACATTTTTGACGACTATTTTGTACCTGTGTATTGCGGGACTTACCGTGAAGTAAAAGCATTTTTAAGTGGTTATAAGAAGGGAATGGAAGACAATGAGAGACTGGGTAAATGACATGCTGTATAGTAGTTGGTGCAAGACAGCCCTTAAAAGGAAAATCGAGGAATCCGTAAAAGGTCACGTCTGTATCGGCATAATCAATGACGATGCTATTATTCAAATATTAAGTGAGGATTATTCCAAACAGCACTATTCACATGTGTTATATGATTTTGCTATACGGATGGAAAATCACGAATTGACAGAGTTAGACTTAGTTAATATTTCCGGTCAGGTGGTAAACCGATTCAAGTCAAAAATTTTCAGTAAATATTTCAAATAACTATTGCAAAATTCTTGCTTACGTGTTAATATAATATATGTAAACAGAATCACTCTTGCCAAGCCCATAGGAAGAAATTCCGTAGGTGGCTTCAGAACCACAATGGGCTGTCGGACATACGTCCAGTAAAAATCATTAAACAATATTAAAAGAGAGGTAAAAATTATGAGGAAAAGAATGGTAACAAGAACAATCGTATCTACAGACGTAACAGTTATTTGTCTTAATATCGAGACAGCCGAGCCGTCAGATGAAACATATACAATCGCTGGCCAGTACGAACAGAAGGATTTTGATAAGTTACTTAAAAAGCTGAAAAGCAAGTACGATACTGACACTGTAAAGCTGGTATCAATTGTATCTGTAGACAAGCATGAGGAAGTCTATGGAATGACAGAGGACGACTTCATGGCACAGGCAAAGAAGCTTGACGATAAGCGCAAGCCCATTGATTGATTGTTAAGAGGGCAACGCCCTCTTCACAATAAGTAACTGTTAACTTACTATATTTTGTAAATTATCGCACAAAAGGAGAGAAAAGACAATGACAGGTTACAGCGTAAGAATCGAAAACACAAGCAGAGATATCAGTGCAAAAGAGAGAGTACAGCTTAAGGACACAACTGATTGTGTGCGTCTTGATCAGGCAACGATTGAAGGACCGGTTGTCATCAAAGTAGACTTCTTCGCGGAGCTTGCAATCCACAATGAGAAATCCGATGACAAGGATTATAAGAACTATATTGTAGTAGGTGATGACGGCACTCGCTATGTGACAGGTTCGGAATCATTCTGGAGCAGTTTCAATAACATTATGGATGAGATGGAAGACTGTAACGAGGATTGGGAACTTAAAATCTATCGTATGCCCTCAAAGAATCGAGCAGGTAAAGACTTTATCACCTGTTCAGTAGTTTAACATTTGAATATGGTAAAAAAGTAGAGCAGAGGGCAGGCAATCGCCTGTCCTCATTTTATCGAACGAGGTAATTCATATGGCAAAGAGTGAAAAACATCGTTTAACAAAAGCAAGAAAATCAGCAATAGAATCGTATTCAAAACAGCGTTCAAGAATAGCAAAATTCATTAAGAGGGCTGAACAGCGTGGATATCGCTTTGAAATTGATTTTGTCCCTTCAAAAGTGAGTGAAATAAAATCACTGTCAACTCAAAAGATAAAATCGCTTGTAAAGTCTCTCACAAATTTGAAGCCTGTTACCATGTATCAAAAATCAACGGCTCTAAGTGAAAGTGGAGACATTGTAAGTGGTACAGAAAAACGTAAAGAGGAACGTTCAGAAGCTTCAAAGAAGGCATATCAGAATCGTGACAATAATAAAAAGCGAATTGATGAAATTAATAAGCAGATTCAAGAACTTGAACAGGAAAAACAGAGACTACAGCAGGAACAGAATCAGCAAGAATACGATAAGTTTATGCCACATAACGAACCCGGCTTTGCTGAAAAACAGGCAAAGAAGGACGCTGAAAACATTAAACGATTAGATACAGATAAGTCTTTTCGGGAGCTGTTTCAAGAGGGGCGTCTTATCATTGATCATGTATATGGTATGATTGATGACGTAGATTCAAAGCATAGAAGTGCCGCAAAGCATTTAAGACAGGTACTTGACGAGCAGATATCTACATACGGCAGGGATGCCGTAGCAATGAGTGTAGCACACCAAAGTCAAGATTTTTTAGAATCATGTGAGATTGCATTAAGGTACAATTCTGGTGATTCAAGGCACGACAACGCTATAATTCATATTCTTGTACTGATAAAAGGAGAGATTCCAACAGCAGAAGAGTTAAAACAGATTGAAGATGAAATAGAACAAGACGCCTACACAGATTTTGACGAATAATGTCAAGAGGAAGGAAGCGTAAATTCAAATACTTATCATGTGATTTTGAGACAACGGTATACAAAGGACAGCAAAGCACAGAAGTGTGGGCTAGTGCAGTTGTCGAGTTATACAGTGAAGACGTCAAAATCTTTCATAGCATTGATGAAACGTTTGAATATTTCAAATCGTTGAAGAGCAATTTGATTTGTTACTACCACAATTTGAAATTTGACGGCAACTTTTGGCTGTATTATTTAATGCACGTGAAGAAGTTTGAACAGGCTGTCTTTAAGACTGGTGATAGAGACAATGACGTAAAGTTCTTTGACAAAAAAGATATGTTCAATAACACCTTCTCTTATTCTATTTCAGATCGTGGACAATGGTACACAATGACGATAAAGGTGAATAACTACATTATCGAGCTTCGTGATTCACTTAAACTGTTACCATTTTCGCTGAAGTCAATTGGTAAAGCCTTCAATACGAAGCACCAAAAACTTGATATGGAATACACTGGTTTTAGGTATGCTGGTTGTACTATCAGCGAGGATGAGAAGCGTTACATTGCCAATGATGTTCTTGTGCTAAAAGAAGCACTTGAATTTATGTTCGACAACGATCATAAAAAGCTGACAATAGGTTCTTGCTGTTTGTCAGAGTACAAGAGCATGATGGGCGATTCATATAAATGCTTTTTTCCTGACCTAACGGAGATTGAACTAGATGAAGAACTTTATGGAAGTAATAACGTTGATTCTTACATTCGTCATTCTTATCGTGGTGGCTGGTGTTATCTGGTACGAGGTAAGGCTAATAAGGTGTATCATAATGGTAGCACTGGAGATGTTAATTCTCTTTATCCAAGCATGATGAGCAGTGAAAGCGGAAACTATTATCCAATCGGATTGCCTACGTTCTGGAAGGGGAATTACATACCAAAAGAGGCTAGGGAAAACCATAGATATTTCTTCGTAAGAGTGCGGACAAGATTCTATTTAAAGCCCGGTATGTTGCCATTCATTCAGATCAAAGGAAGTCTTTTCTATAAGGGTACTGAAATGCTGGAAACGTCTGACGTAGTAGACAAAACGACCGGAGAAAAGACAGCCTATATAATAGATTATAATGGTGAACCGATAAGCACAGCGGTTACAATGACGCTGACAATGACAGACTATATCTTAATGTTGGAGCACTATAATCTGGAAGACTTTGAGATACTTGATGGATGCTATTTTAATACTGAAATTGGTATCTTTGATACGTACATTGACAAGTACAAGAAGATGAAACTCGAAAGCAAGGGTGCAAAGCGTACACTTGCAAAGCTTTTCCTTAATAACTTGTATGGAAAAATGGCAAGCAATACAGACAGTAGTTTCAAATATGCCTACATGAAGCAAGACAGCACTGTAGGGTTTATGGAAGTAGTAGCCAATGATAAAAAAGCCGGCTATATTGCAGTAGGAAGTGCAATCACAAGTTACGCAAGGAACTTTACAATAAGAGCTGCACAGAAAAACTATCACGGTGTAGACAATCCCGGATTCATTTATGCAGACACGGACAGTATTCACTGTGACCTTAGACCGGATCAAATGGAAGGGATAAAAATTCATGAGAAGAACTTCTGTTGCTGGAAAATCGAAAGCTGTTGGGATTACGCTATTTTTGCAAGACAGAAAACATATGTAGAGCACATTGTAATGGAAGATTGCGAGCCAATTGACGAGCCGTATTTCAACATAAAGTGTGCTGGTATGCCCGACAAGTGCAAGAAGCTTTTTGACAGGAGTATGAAGGGTGAACCGGCAACAGAGGACGATACACAGGAAGTCAAAGACTTTTTGAGCAAGAAGAGGACCATTGAAGACTTTAAAGTAGGGCTGGTTGTACCCGGAAAGTTGATGCCGAAACGGATACCGGGTGGGATATTACTGAAAGAAACTACATACGAAATGAGGGCATAAACGAATGGAAGAGAACAATGGCACAAAGCGCACACTTGCAAAGCTTTTTCTGAATACTTTGTATGGTAAAATGGAAAGTAACACAGATAATAGTTTCAAATACGCTTACATGAAGCAGGACAATACTGTCGGATTCATTAAAGTAAACGTTAACGATAATAAAGCCGGGTACTTTTCGGTAGGCAGTTCTATCACAAGCTACGCAAGGGTCTACCGCGGTGTAGTTCAGCCAGGATTTGTATACGCTGACACAGATAGTATTCATTGTGGCCGTACGAAATGAGGGCATACGTGATGGGAATATTTTTATTTTGTATTATGATGGTAGCAACGTTCCTAGCAATATACATTATCAATGAAAGAGAGGAAGAAGAAATGGAAGATAACAAGCGACTGGAAATTGCAATCAAGTATTTTGATGATCGTTTCACGATTGATCACATTACATGCGGAGACTGGATTGACCTTAAAACCAGAGAAGACATTGAACTTGAAACGTGTGGCTATCGAGAGATTCCACTAGGTGTAGCTATGAAACTACCGGATGGCTACGAAGCATGGATTGTTCCGAGATCAAGCACTTTCAAAAAGTATCATATCATTCAGACTAATGGTATTGGTATTATTGATAACAGCTATTGTGGTGATAACGATGAGTGGAAAATGCCTGTACTTGCAATGCAGGATACATTTATACCAAAAGGGACAAGAATTTGTCAGTTCCGGGTAATTAAATCAATGAAATATCCAAGGTTGAAAGAGGTGACAATACTTGATACTGAAAGTCGTGGCGGTTTCGGAAGCACAGGAGACTAACAAACCGAACAAGCGATTGGCCAATAAAGAACACGAAGAACTGTGCAAAGAAGTAGCAGAGTCTGCAAGGAAAGTATTAGAACTAAATGGAAAAGACATAGTGTTCACTAAACCAACTGAATAGATAACAAAAGACCCTGTTCAAAAGAGCAGGGTCTTTATGTATCAGAAACAGCTATCACTTACAAGCGGACAGCGAATCCAAAACAGTATGGGGCTGTATATTCCACCAGTGCTACCCCCATAAAGCGAATAAGTGAAAAGCTGATGATACCATTAATATGATATTAATTTTAGTACGGCTTGTTTACACATTAGATTCTTAAAGCGGAAGCAACCGTGTCTAAAATAGTAACGCATGGTTTGTATAAATAGATCGTTACGCTTAAGCATAACAAAGTTAACTTGATGGTCTTCTGTCGTTACTGCAATCTTATACTTAAAGCTGGAATCATCGTGATCGTCACAGTAAATAACACCAGCTTCAAAGTATTCACGAAGGGCATATTCCTTACCTTCGTACACGATTGTAGCAAGATATTTGTTATCACCTGTCGGTTTCTCGATGAACGTCTTGTTATCATTCAAGTATATATTCTCAGAGGAATACTGCATATACTTGTTTACACGGAAGGCTTGATTGAAACCAGATTCCTTCTGTGCCTTGCTTGCTGATTCAACGAATCCATTTTCAAGCACAAAGCCATGCCCTCTAAGGAACTTTGTATTTTCTTGAATGGTTTCTGAAATTCCCATCTCAATAAAGTAAGGGTTCAGAATTGACACAGCATTGGACAGCATATAAACAGGTACATATCTCACCTGTTTTCCCTGTCCTCTGGCAATACTTGTGTGAATGGACAAGAACTTTCGTATCTCATCCGCACAGTAGTGGTTAGTTTCACTCTGAAATTCATCAAATAGAATACTATCAACGTCACTAAACAGGTGGCTGTACTTCTTAATTTGGTCGGCACTGTTTATTGCAATTGCGTAGCCACACGAAGTTCCTTCACTGTCCGGGTCTTCATTAGGGTAATGCAGGAAGAGTTCGTGGAAGATTCCATTCGCCCTTCTCTGTGAAGTCATAGTGTATCCCTTAAAGAAAAGTTCTCCGATATCTTTGAAGAACTTATCCGAGATATTATCTATCTCATAGTTGAAGCGATAAAGCAGAGCAAACTTCTTGTCACTCTTAATAAAACGATTGACAACCATTCTACCAAAGTATGTTGTCTTACCAGCAGTACGGTTCGTGGTGCACATATAAATTTCTGGTGTGTTACCATCAATATCTTTTAAGGATAATAGTTTTGTTCCGTCATAATATTTATTCATGCTTTTATTGTAGCACACCTATTGAAAAAAGTAAACATTTATGTTACAATGGTCGAAAAAGAATGGAGTGTATTCAAATGGATATTAATGCTGTAACAACTATTATAACAACAGTAGGTTTTCCTATTGCCTGTTGCATTTACATGGCCTATGAGATTAAGGACATGAACGTAAAGCACACAGAAGAAATGAACGCAATGAAGGATGCAGTAAACGCTAACACAAATGCAATCGTAAAGCTTGAAACATTAATCAATCAGCTTACCATGAGACTTACAGTGAAGGAGAATTAAATTTCATGGATACATTAGTAGTAAAAATTCCAGACAGTGTTATGGTAGCATTGGTTGTTATAGCTGGTGGGTACGGAAATGGTGAAGAACGAAGGAATAGAATCACAGCGGATGGTTATGACTATAACAAGGTGCAAAGCTGTGTAAATGAACTTCTTCCTATTGTACAGAAATATTAATAATGCCTAGTTTAAACAAAGCGTATAGTTGGGCTATACATACCTGTAATGCACCTAACGTGGGTTATAGTCAAGCTAATAGAAATCAGTCAACCGTAGGTGGAATAACATATTATGACTGTAGTTCATTTATCAACTATGCTTTACTAGCTGGTGGGTGGACTACTCCGGGATATGCACCAGCGTGGCCCTTTACAACCTATTCAATGGTAGACGTATTGCCAAAACTTGGCTTTAAGAAGTTAGTTCCGAGTAGCACATTTGAATGGAAAGCGGGTGATATTGGCTTATCGTCTTCACACACTGAAATGTGCTACAAAGGTGGCATTGGTACTGCTATATTTATGGGTGCACACACTGATGGCGTTGCACTTGCAAATCAGGTATCAATTGGTAACACAAGTGGAGATTCTACATATAGAAGAACATTCCCAATGTGCTACAGATATGGAAACGATGGCGCTACAGGTTCATCATTAAGCCCATATGTTGCGGCCGCTATTTGCGGAAACTTCTGGGAAGAATCAAACGTAAATCCGGGTGTGTGGGAAAGCTTAACACCAGTACCTTGGACAGCAACATGGAGCAATGGCACAGGTGGCTACGGCCTTGGTCAGTGGACAAACACAGGTGGTGACAGTCACGGAAGACTTTATAAACTACATGAATACTTAGTAAAAAATGGTTATGCAGATGACAGTATGGAAGGACAGCTTGCATACATAACGGATGAAAATGTATGGCATAAAGGTACTAGCTATCAGCAAGCTATTTCATTTAAAAACTTGCAGGAGTTTTTAAACTCAACCTCAAAAGATGTTAATGAACTGACAAAAGCTTGGCTGTATTGCTGGGAAGGTATTGCAAACGGAACACTTTCCAAACGACAGAACCATGCTAACAAAGCGTTAAGTTATATTATCACTCATGCTAATGACACAGCAATCACAAGCTATTATCATTCAAATAATTATTTGAGCGAGCCACAGATTTTGAATAACTGTGTAATGCTTTATAGATTATTTGGTGGCCTAGGTGGTGGCGGCGGAACTGAAACAGAAGACAATACAAAGAAGAAGAAAATCTGGATGTTCATAAGATATCACTAAGGAGAATAAAATGAGTGTAAAATCAAAAGATGAAATTATGAACTTTTTAAAGGAACATTTTGCAGACGATAATTCCGATGAAGCCATCGGATTTATTGAAGACGTATCTGATACCTATGATGATTTAGATACGAGAATAAAAGAAAACGGAGACTGGAAACAAAAATACGAACAAAACAACAAAGAATGGCACGAAAAATACAAAGAACGGTTCTTCTCGAATAACGGTGAGGCTGATGAGCCAGACTATGACGAAGACCCAGAAAAACCATTGACATTTGACAATTTATTTACTACGAATGAATAAAGGAGATTTATATTATGCCTAGAAAAGTAGCAGTTACTTCGCTTAATGCGAGTACACTTGATATTCTGAATACGATCAGACAGAACGCTTCACAGGAGTATCAGGACAATGTTCCCGCCGTGACAAAAGCAACAGACATTCCAAAGGTTGGTGAAGTGCTTTATGGTTACCCGGCACTTGCAAACCAGTTTCTTTCCGCACTGGTTAATCGTATTGCAATGGTACAGATTAAGAGTGCAACCTTTAATAATGCTTATGCAGAACTGAAAAAGGGTTATCTTGAGTTTGGAGAAACAGTTGAAGAGGTTTTTGTAAATCTTGCAAAAGCTAGAGAATTTAGTGCCGAGAAAGCTAAGGACAGAGAATTTAAGAGAACGATTCCTGACGTTCGCACAGCGTTTCATGCTATGAATTATCGTGCTCAGTATCCGATTACCGTGCAGGACGAAGACCTTAAACTTGCTTTTACTTCTGTTAACGGCGTGCAGGATTTAATTGCAAAAATCATCAACAGTGTTACTACAGCAAGTGAATATGACGAGTTCCTTCTGTTTAAGTACCTTATGATTAAAGCAATTTCTCATGGTAAAATGTACCCTATCAGCGTGGGAGATGGTACGGATATGAAACAGGCGGCAGTTGCTTACCGAGGTGCTTCAAACATGATTCAGTTCATTGGTACAAAATATAACTCTTCTGGTGTTCATACAAATACACCAAAGGAAGACCAGTATATTTTTATGGACGCACAGTACAATGCACAGTATGACGTAAATGTACTTGCAAGTGCATTTAACATGGACAAGGCAACCTTTGCAGGAAAACTGAAACTGATTGATAACTGGACAGAATTTGACAACGATAGATTCTCTACTATTATGGCAGAATCAGACCAGATTGAGGCTGTTACACCAGAAGAACTTGCGCTTATGAAAAACGTAAAGTGCGTACTTGCGGATTCTGAATGGTTTCAGATTTATGATAACAAGCTTCAGATGACAGAAGCGTTTGTTAGCAGTGGTCTTTACTGGAACTATAACCTGAATGTATGGAAGACTGTTTCTTCAAGCCCATTCAGTAATGCAATTGTATTTGTAACTGATACGGCTGACATTGCACTTCCTTCTACTGTCAAGGTTACTGTTGGTGATAAGTCTTCTAATGCAGATGGTACTGTACTAACACTTATCCCGGCAGACTCAGCTAGTGTCGCACCTTCCAATGTGGCCTTTGAGCAGACAGAAGCACTTACAAAGGCTGGCATTGCAGTACAGAAGTATGGTGCTGTTGTTATCCCGGCTTCACAGGCTAAGACAACGATTCAGGTTATTGCTAAAATTGGTGACACAAAGTACAGTTCTGGTGAAACCACTATCACAAGTGCAACTACGGTTGGTACTGTTGTTACTCTTAACAAAGCGTAAACTTTAAGGGACAGGGTTATACCTGTCCTAATAAAATTAGGTGACAAAATGTTTATAAATCCTAGTACAAATATAAGGATATTAAAAGACGTTCCGCTTGATAACACCTATCAGCACACAATTTATTTTAATTCTGCAAGTGCACAGTATAGTTATTTTATTGGTAAGCAGAAGTATAATCTTGCGAACTACTCTTATCAAAGAGTACAGAAGGGTAAAGCAAGAATTGGCCTGTCTGCTGATAATCTTTATGATTGTAACTATATGATGTTTCAGAACTTGAATTTTGGAAACAAATGGTTTTACGCTTTTATAACGTCTGTTGAGTATATCAATAATGTGACAGCAGAAATCACATTTGAAATTGATGTTATGCAGACATGGCACTTTAACTATGATGTTGATATGTGCTTTGTAGAACGCAACCACACAAGAACAGACGCTATTGGTGAACACTTAGAAGCTGAACCTGTTGCTACTGGTGAATATGTTTTTAATGACTATACAGCAGTAAATAATATGACAGATATGTGCGTAATTATTGCCATCTGTGATGTTGAAGGTGACACCCCTACAAGTGGAACACTTTATGATGGTGTGTATGGTGGTGCACAGCTATTTGCATATGCAAGTACAGACGTACAAGGGATAAACGGTAAACTTGGTGAGTATGTACAGAAAAGTAATGCCATCGTCGGCGTTTATATGTGCCCTTCCATTCTTATTGGAAGTATTCCGAGTGACCACAAGCTTGCCTATGGGGCAAGTGGCGTTGAAACATATGTTAAAAAAGATGCTGTTAATGCCTCTATGAGAATTGACGGTTACAAGCCTAGGAACAAAAAGCTTTATTCCTATCCATATAATTTTTATCACGTGGACAATGGTAATGGTTCATCCCTAGCACTTAGATATGAGTTCTTTGATGGTCATGTGCCTGTCCTTGAAATTGGTGGCACTGTAACTCAGCCTTGCGAGGTTACTCTAAGACCTTGCAGTTATAAAGGTGTTCCGCAATATACGGAACTTGGTGGCTATAATTCACTGAATACAGAAACGCTTACCATTAAGGGCTATCCGCTTTGCTCATGGAATGTTGACTCTTATCAGGCATGGGTTGCACAAAACTCGCTTCCTATCGTGCTTAACGCTACAGCAGATTCAGCTAAGGTTGGTATTGCCGCTGGACTTGGCGTTGGTGGCCCGGCTACGATTGCCGCTGGTGCTATCGGAGAAGTGGCAAGCGTAGCCTCTCAGGCTTATCAAGCTTCAATCGCCGCTGATATGTCAAAGGGTACGTTTAATAATGGAGGAGCAAATGTTGCGCTTCATAAGCAACAGTTCTATGGTGGACGCTGTTCTGTGAATCGTGTACAAGCAAAAATAATTGATGACTTCTTTTCACTTTATGGGTATGCAATCAAGCAGGTTGTTAAGCCAAACAGGAACGCAAGGCCTCACTGGAACTATGTAAAAACTATTGGTTGCGTTTGCACAGGCTCAGTTCCCTCTGATGATATGAACAAGATTTGTTCAATCTATGATCATGGAATTACGTTCTGGAACAATGGCAATGAAATAGGGCAGTATAGCCTTGACAACTCACCTTCATGAGGTTAAACTAATGAGTAGAAAAAGAAATTTATGGGGCGAAAGCGCTGTGCTTAATACACAGACTTATAGATATTATCTGGAAAGATTAATGGAGTTATCCATATCAATGTTTGACTGGAAAAATGTACCAGACAGCATTGATACAAGATTCTTGGAAACCGTACTTTTTAACAATGGCTCTGCTGTGTTCTTCTATGATGAGGATTTAAACATAAGAACTGGCCTGTCAAACCAACTGCAGGATGGCGGAACTTACTTAGTTCTTCCTGTTGCTATGAGCGGTAACTTTGATGTTTATAATATACCAACAGACAGAAGGGCATACGCCAGCAATGGATATAATAAAAAACTCAATCAGAATAACAGCGTAATTATTTATAACAACATGGTAAGAACTAATTCAAGACTTATGTGCAAACTGTATGCTAATAGATTGTGGGACATAGATCGTACCATTGACATTAATGCAAAAGCACAGAAAACGCCTGTATTAATTCAGTGTGATGAAACACAAAGACTTACATTACAGAACCTTTATGAACAATATTCTGGAAACATTCCATTTATAATGGGTGACAAGAATCTTGATATAAGTTCTGTAAAAGTTCTTAAAACGGATGCCCCATATATGGGAGATAAATTGTATGATTTAAAATCACAGATATGGAACGAAGCACTTACTTATCTTGGTATCTCAAACGTAAACTTTATGAAGAAGGAACGTATGGTGTCCGATGAGGTCATCCGTAATCAGGGTGGTACAATAGCAAGTAGATATTCAAGATTGCAGAGTAGACGTAACGCCGCTGATATGATAAACAAAATGTTTGGTCTTAATATTGAGGTTGATTACCGTGAAGATTATAGACAGGTTGATGATAAGTTACCTATTGTGTATCCTAATGATACAGAAGATGGAAAGGTTCACCAGATTGCAGACGAGGTGAAGGAATGAGTAAATATACAACAGAGGTTCGCTTTATCTGTGAATCATATAGTGGTTTAAAAGAATCTGCTGACTATGATAATATTGATAAAATCATAGATGAAAGCTTGGATAAAATCTTTGACTTCAATTTCCCTATGTTTGATGAGAACTATAGGAAAACACTTGAAACAAAAATAGTTCGTCATTATTATACAAGAGAAATCGGATTTGAAACTACAAGCCTATGGAAGCATTTTCTTAAAACTAGACTTAATGAGATTATGCCATACTATAATCAGTTATATGAATCGGAGACTTTAAAGTTTAATCCGTTATATGACTTTGATTATACATTAGATTCTAAGAGAAATACGGACACAACTCAGAAAACCAATAACGAGAATACAAGAACCGATAACACAAAAGAGACAAACAATAATAACCAGACAAGAACTGACAAGCTTGATACAGACAGAAGCACGACTGTTACCCGAGAAGATAATCTTAGTTCTGATAAGACTATGGGTAACACTAGGACAGACAACCTTAAACACACAGACACAACTACTACAAATCTGAATCATTCCGATGCTTATAGTGATACGCCGCAAGCAGGTCTTGCTAATGTTGATAACCTTGCTTATTTGACAAATTATAGGCACATAAATGATTCAACCAATGAAAACAATAACGGAACAAACACAGGTACGGTGACCGATCAGGGGTCTGAACAGGTTCATAACACTGGTTCACAGAAAACTATCACAGACGATTCAATTCAGAACACAGGTACACAGACCTTTAAAACTGATAATGAACGCCTGAACACTGGAACTACTACAATGAACGAAAATGGTAACAAGAACATTAAGAACTTAGATGATTATTTGGAACACGTTGCAGGAAAACGAAACTCTATGACGTATTCACAAATGTTGCAGGAATACAGACAGACATTCCTCAACATTGATATGCAGATAATCAATGAACTTGCTGACCTGTTTCTTAATCTATGGTGAATAAAATGGATAGCAAACATTTAGACTTCTTTTGCCAGAAAGTAATGCCATTAGTTTATGATGAATCACTGTCATACTATGAAGTTCTTTGCAAGGCAATCAATAAGCTTAACGAACTGATTGACAACTATGACGTTAATGGTGAAGCTATGAAAAAGCTTCAAGCCGCTGTTAAAGACCTTGAAGACTGGCGCGATAACTTTGATCAGGATGAGGTCGAAAAAATCATTAAACGTTATATTGCCAATATGATTTATGTCGGTATCTCTGACGCTGGCTATATTATTTATTTCATCCCAGAATCATGGCAGGACATTATTTTCAATACAACTGGTCTTGATATTACGGATGACGAATTGTCAAAAGACCCGGAACACCTTACTAATTATGAATATGGAAGACTTGTACTTTCAATGTGGACTAAGGAAGGTGAATAAATGGCACTAAGTAGATATGTTGGTGCAAGGTATGTCCCTAAGTTTGCAGACCCGGTTGAGTGGTCATCGGATAAAACATACGAAGCACTTGAAATTGTAACTTATAACAATATAAGTTATACTTCAAAAAAGCCTGTTCCTTCTAATCAGACTTCACCAGACCAGAACACAGAATATTGGGTTCTCACTGGCAACTATAACTCTGATTATGCAAGCTTTAAAAATACTATTTCCGATAAGGTTGCTAAAAATACGTCTGACATTGCAGACCTTAAATCATCTACAGCAACCGATGCTAGTGTTAAACAGCTTAGAACTGACGTAGACACAAATACAAAAAGTATTAATACAATTAAAGCTAATGTTAAAACAAACACTACTGACATTACAGCACTTAAAAGCACTTGCAATGATTTAAGAACAGACTTAAATTCACTTGGCAATCAGGTTACAGAGAACAATACGAATATTGGTACGAATACTACTAATATTACGAACCTTACTACAAGGTTGTCTGCTCTTGAAAACTATGTTGATGAACTTGAAGACACTATTAGTAAACTTATTTATCACATGGCACATACGCCAAACTAAGGAGATTTTATTATGGCTGTTAGACAGTATGTTGGTGCGAGATACGTTCCTAAATTTGCTACACCTACGGAGTGGACGGCTTCTACTAGCTATGAAGCGTTTACTATTGTGACGTTTAATAATGCTTCGTACACTTCAAAGGTACAAGTACCACCGACCGTTGGTAACCCGGCTAATAATCCAAAGTATTGGGCACTGACAGGTAACTATAATGCTCAGGTTGAACAGTACAGGCAGGAGACACAGGAACTTTCTGGAAAGTATGACACTCTGAAGAATGGAGTTGATAAGGTTAGTAGTAATATTACTAAGGTTAGTGGTGATGTTACTACGTTAAGCAGTAAGGTTGATAGTAACACGAGTGCTATTAATACTGAAATCACGAACAGAACTAATGCTGATCAGCAGATTGCTAATAATCTTAATAAGGAAATCGGTGACAGGAAAACTGGTGATAATGCTCTTGATCAGAAAATCACCAACGAGGGCAAGGCAAGGGAAGCACTCAGTAATGAACTTCACGAGCTGATTGCTACGAGAGATTATAACTTTAAGAATAGAGTGTTCGTGTTCCTTGGAGATTCTATTGCAAGAGGTTATAACGGTACTGGTTATAATAGCACTGCACCTATGACTATGGTAGGACAGCTTTTGAGGTGTAAACAGTTCTATGATTTTACAGCTAACAGGGGTGGATTTAGTTCAGAAACTGGATATAGTTATATGAACGTGCTGACGGCTAATGAGTCAAGAATTACTGATAAATCTGCGGTTACTGACTTCGTTATAGTAGGCGGAATTAATGATACTAATAAGAGTAATCTTGATAGTACAATGCCAGCACTCTTCCAGTATATTAAAGCTAACTATCCTAATGCGCAGATTCTTAATATTGATATTGCTTATTCTGCTGATAAGGGGCCGGGTGCAAAACAGAACACCGCTGACTTGTATGCCATGTACTCTAACCAGAATGGAGTTGCGTTCGTTGACGGTAGTGCTATTATTCCTTCTGTCTTAAATACTTTGCAGAGTGATGGCGTGCATTTAAACGAATACGGTAGCAAATATATTGCTAACAAAGTGTTTAACTGTATTCGCACTGGCACTCCGGGCGTTAATAAACATATTAGCGGTACATGTACTTACAATGAAGCTAATGGGTCAGGGTTAACAGCTGATATGTATATAAATGATACCACTGCTAGTTTAAAAATTAATTTCCCGGGTGGGTGGCTGGCTCTTAATTCTAAGTCAATGACTACGAATGGTAAAAATAGTATTAAGCTTTGTACCCTTCCTAATAACTTCCCTAACTTCCCAACTGCCCTTAGACTTCCTAGACAGCCTGTGAGATTCTGGGACGGAAGCACTGCTATGGTTATTGGTGATGGAATTATTAGTATTTTGAATAGAGAAGTGTATCTATATATCGTTGCTAGTGCTGGAGATGGTAAGAGCTATCGTGATATCACTACTAGCAGTGTTTGGCTTGAAACAGGTTTCTATACTTTCCCTGTTATCATGTGCTAAATAATTGAAGCACAGAGGGGCTACGGTCCCTCTGCTTTTCTTTGTACCAAATCCGAAACTATTCGGTTTCGTGCGTTTTTTGAATAGGTTTGCACTTATACTGTACAAATGACGTACCGGGTTTGTGAAGATATAACATACA